GCGCGGCTGGCTGACGTTGATCGAGACCTTCACGTCACGCTGCTGGCCACCGGTCCCGCTCTCGATTCTTCCGGAGGAAGTAGGCACGAACACTTCCGGCCCTCTCTCACCCACGAGATAGGCGGCTCCCGGCCCGACGGGGCCGCCGGTAGCACGACCGGGCAGGCCGAACAGGGCGCCGATGGCCCCGGACACGACCGAGCCGAGGCTGCCACCAGTCCCGCCGGAAGTGCCGCCACTGAAGAGGCTGCCGATTCCGCCCTGCACCGCCTGCGCCGCAATCTCGTTCATGCTCTGCAGAGCCACGCGCTTGAGATCGTCAAAGCCGAGGCTCCCGCGGCGGATCGCGGAGAGCAGTCCGCGTTCGAACACGCTGCCCGCCTTGGAGAATCCGTCCACCAAGTTGTTGTCCAGTGCACCCCGCATCGACTCGATGTCGGAGCGGAAGCCCGAAGTGCTGGCGCGCACCTCGATCCTCAGTGTTTCGAGTTCATCATCCATTGCGTTCGCGCTCCATCAGGGCGGTCAGTTCCGATCGTGTCAGCGGGTCGCCCGACGGCTGGTCGTCCACTGCGAAGATCGCGGCGAGTTCGGCTGGCGTGGCGTCCCAGAAGGCCTGTGGTCGCCAGCCGAGCGTGCGCGGGATGATGCCGGCGAGCCGGCCCGCCGCCGCGGCGAAGGTGCTGACCTCGGTCATCCCGCCCCCTGAAGGATCTGGTAGAGGAGGGTCTTGAGCGGCTTGGAGCTGGCAGCCAGCCCCTGCGCTACGATTGCCTCTCCGACCGTTTCCCGCGACACCTCCCCTCGTTCGGTGAGGCAGTGCCAGAACAGGGCGGCGAGTTCCTCCAACCGCAGCCGGCTTTCGCCGGCGCGCTCGACAAGCGCAAAGAGCGAGCCGAGTTCTTCCTCCGCAGCGACAAGCGCGGCGAAAGTCGGCCGGAGAACGCGCGGTTGGCCGGTAACCATGAGCGTCGCCTCGCCACGAACCGGATTGGCGAGGTCGCTCATGCCGGGCGCACCGGTCCGCTGCTTTCCAGCTGCAGCGTGTAGTTGCGCTCTCCATTGAAGTCGCCCGCGTAGTCGAGCCGTTGCACCAGGAATCGTCCGCGCAGCTTCTCGCCGTCCTCGAAGGACAGCTCATAGTCCTCGATCGTACCGGCCAGAGCCTGTGACCGTAGGGCCGCTTCCGCGGCGCTGCCGAGGAAGATGCCGGCGGCGCTGACCGAGACGGAGCGTGTTCCGGCCCCGGAAAGCAAGTCGCGCCAGCCGCCGGATTCCTTGTGCGTCACGACAACGGTATCGCCGTTGATCGACATCTGGGTCGTGCGGAGGCCGGCAACGGTCTGATAAGTGGCTGGCTGTCCGCCGTCGCCGATCTTGAGGAGGAAGGCAGAACCCTTCTGGGCTGTCATTGTGGGATTCCTTCTTCGGGCATGTCAGGGGTCAGGATGCGGAAGCGGTACTCGATCAGGATGGCGCGCCTGTTCCCGGACCGCTGCTCGGCACGGGCGCGGAGGAAGGTCACCGACGCCACGTCGAACTGCGGACGGGTGGGGGGGAAGGCCTCGATCCGTGTTTCGATCGCCTGGATCACATGACCGGCGGTGGCGGGGTCATCGCCGCGGACATGCAGCTCCAGCGCGATGCGCACTTCGCGACCCTTCCGAGTCTTGGTGCTCCAGTCGGTGCTGGCGCTGGCGACAAGGCCCAGCCATGGCGGAGCGACGGCGACGGGCGCTTCCTCTGCAACCGAGTTCAATTCGCTCGTCAGGTCGGGGTCGGCGCGCAGCCAATCGATCAGCGCGGCTCGCAGCAGCGTTTCCATTTACTTGTCTCCGGTCATCAAGGGCCAGAGAAGACGCGGCATGCGCCAGCGGACCGGGTCTCCACGTCGGGACCGGAGCTTCTCCTCGGCATAGGCCTCCGCCAAACGGGCGGCCTTGGCCTCCAGCTTGGCCAGCTCTCGGCTTTGTGATGCGGCGCGGGCAGTGATCATATCAGCCGCAGCCTGCGCCAAGGACGCCAGAGAGCCGCGACAGCCGCTGGCGGCGCCGTTTCCTTTCCGCCGCCCGCCCGCTGCGTGTAATGATGTGCGGCCAGCCGAAGAACTCCCTGACGCAGCCCCTCGGGCATTGTCGTCCAGTTCGGCGTTATCCCCGCGGTGAAGCGAACGGCGACGCGGCTGGTGCCGATCTGACGCAGCAGCCGGACTCTGCCTCCGCCATCCGCGTCAAGTTCGATCTCATGTTCTCTCGGAGCGACGGCGACGCGGGTGGCATCGGGGAAAAGCGCCTCAAGCCCGGCCACCGCCTGCACCGGCTTTGTCTGAAGCTGCTGCCAGAAAGCAGAGGCCGGCAAGACCTCCTCGCACAGGGCTTCCAGCGGCATCTGGCCCGTGAACGCTTCACACATGTCCAACGCTCCGTGCAGGAGAGAGGTGAGCACCGCGTCGTCTCGCGCGGTGGTGATCGCGAGCCAATCCTTGAGCTCGTCGAGGGCCGCACCCGCCACGATGGCCGGCACGATAATTGCCCGCTTCATGGCGGTCTCCGTGATTGGAAGAGTAGAAGGGCACGCCCGCGCCGCAGGTGGGAGGCGGAATGCGACGCGGGCGTGCGAGGGGAGCGGCGCTTGGCGGCGCCGCTCCTCGGGCAAGGCAGTGACCTGCCTTACGCCTCGATGCGCAGGAGCTTGATGGCCGCGCTATCCAGCACCTGCCCGCCAACCCGCTTCGTCGCGTAGAAGTGCACGAAAGGCTTGTTCGTGAACGGATCCCGCAGAACAGTCGTGGCGCTACGCTCAGCGATCAGATAGCCGGCCTTGAAGTTGCCGAACGCTACCGGGAACATGCCAGGTCCGACATCGGGCATATCTTCGGTCTCGAACACGGGATAGCCGAGCAGGCGATCCGGCTGTCCTTCAACAAGGCCGGCCTGCCAGAGGAACGCTCCCTCGGCCGTCTTCAGCTTGCGCATCTCGGCCAACGTCGTGGAGTTCATCACCCAGACGGCGCCCTGACGATAGCCGGCCTTCAGCGTATGGACGAGGTCGATCAGTCGGTCTTCGGGGTTGACGTCGAAGCCGTCCGCATCGCCCGAGCCGATGTACTGCAGCGTACCGAAGGGGCGGACAGAGTCTCCCGCCATCGAGACTGCGGAGGACAGGAAGCCGAGCGGCTGGTTGATCCCCGTGCCGTTGACGAAGGCAGAGCCTTCGGCCCGAGCGAATTCCATCGCGATCTCGCTTGCCAGCCAGCTCTCGAGATCGAAGGCCGCGTCGTCGAGCATGCTCTGGCTTGCGGCGGGGTTGGCGTAGAGTTCGCCGGTGGGCGGGGCGATCTCGGCGAACTCGGGAGTGTCGGTCTCGGGCCGAGGGGAAGCCTCCCCTACCCAGCCGCTGCTTGTTCCTCCGGTCGTGACCAGCTTGCGATAGCCGGCGGTACCGACGCTGACGACCTGCGCCAGTTGGCGAATGGGGCTGATCTCGCGCAGTTGACGGCTGATCAGCGCATCGATCTCGGTCGGGACCGCGAAACCGCCATCGGCGGGGATGACGCCTGCGATGGACTTTAGTTCGTTCTCGCGCCCCTGGCGAAGATAGCCGTCGATGAAGCCTTTGACCTCGGGAGCCCTGCAGGCGCCGAGCACCGGGCGACCCGCCGCCCGGCTGACCCGCTCGAGACGAGCCTTCACCTCGTCGACGTCGTAGCGAAGACCGGCGATCTTCTCTTCGGCTTCGTCCTGGCGAGCGACCAGATCGAAAGAGGCGGACAGCGCCTCCGTTTCACGTTGAATAGGCATCGGGGAAGTCACCTTTCGTTGGCATTAAAAAAGCCGCCCCAGTGGCGGCCGGTTGAAACCATGGTTCGGAAACCCCGCCATGGCGGGCATCTCTTGCGGGGCGGCTCCATCGCTCCGCTCGTGATCATCGCAGCAGGTGCACCCGCGCTCTCGGTTGAAGCGGATGCGTGACCAGGCTGACTTCGAGCAACTCGATGTCCTCCAGCAGCCGACCGGCAGGCAGCATGCGATACTTGCGGGCGCGGTAGCCGAAGCTGAGGCCGGTCACGGCGCGCTCGCGCAGCAGCTGCGCCGCGCGGCTGTGCACATTGTCGACCCGGGCGATCACGCGAAGGCCGCGGTGATCCTCGCAAACGGTCTCGACCGTGCCGATCCTTTGGGCCGGCCGGTGTTGCCAGTAGAGCGGCAGCGGCTCGCTTCGCTCGGCCAGCGTGCGCGCAAAGGCGCCGGGCCTGATCGTGTCGCGCGCTCCGTCCGCAATGTTGAACAGCGCTGCGTAGCCTGCGATGCGGGGCATGGGGGCGGGGCTCATTGGAACAGCCCCGGAACTCCAAGGCGCACGGCAATGCCGATCAGCAACAGCGCCATTGTTCCTCTCACAAGCCACTCCACCACCGCCTTCCATGCGCTGGACTTCGCTGTTCGCCAGGCGCCCAGCAGCTCGCGCAGGTCGCCAATGTCGTTCTGTGCCCGGTCATCGGCGAGGTTCAGGCGGACCAGCACGCGGTTGGCGCCGAGTTCGCTCGCTTCCTCGACGATCGCGCGGACGGTGATCAGATCGCTGCCTTCCGTGGTCGCCTGAGCGATCAGCTTGGCGAGCATGTCCTCACGGTTCATCCCTTGCCTCCCTTGGCCGGGAGGCCGAGCAGCGCCCGTTTCTCTTCGGGATCGAGGAAGTCCGCGCCCGCGACCTGCGACCACAGCGCCTCGCGGTCCTGGGACAACGCGGGGATGAGATCGAGATCGACGGAAATCGTGGCAGATGGAAACCATGGCCTCAGCCCCTGCTGCAGTCCCCAAATGATTTTCCCGGTGAGTGGTAGGAGGGTCAGCCGCCAAAGCGCTCTATTGGCCTCCTTGTAGTTCGCGTAGGTATTGTCGCCCGGCAGCCCGAGGAGCATCGGTGGCACGCCGAGCGCCAGGGCGATATCTCGCGCCGCCGCCGCCTTGAGCTCGGCGAAATCCATGTCCGCGGGGCTCAGCGACAGGCTCTGCCACTTGAGGCCGCCTTCGAGCAGCATCGGCCGACCGGCGTTGGCGGCGCCCGAGAACGCCTGTTCCAACTCGGCCTTCAGCCGATCGAACTGGTCGGATGTGAGGCCGCTTGCCTCGCCCGGATCATAGACCAGCGCACCGGAGGGGCGCGCCGCGTTCTCCAGCAGCGCCAGGTTCCAGGCGGACGCCGAATTGTGGATGCGCACCGCTGGCTCCGCTGCGGAGAGGCAGCCAGCACCGAAATGGTCGTCCGCGGGATGAAAGGACTTGAGGTGGATGACGGTCGGCCAGCCATCCTCATCCTCCACGGGAAGCGTGAGCGTCGAATCGCCGACCTTGTACTGGTACGCCTTGGGCCAGCCGTCTTCGCCCTGCACGATGGAAACACGCTCCGGCCGAAGCGCGAACAGCTCGACCGGCCTGCCATCACCGTCGCGGATGATCTGCACGTATCCATTCCCGTGGAGCAGCACCTGGGCCGCCAGCGTTTCCAGCAGCGACTGCCCGGCCGAGGTCGTGGCGAGCAGGTGTCTGACCTCCTCGTCATTCACCGCGAGTGGCGCGCTGCCGACCCCTTCGGCCACGATCCGCACGGCCCGCTGCGCGACAGGGTTCAGAAGGAAGGCCTCCCTCACGGCGCGGCGATACTCGTAGGGCGCGCGGCTCCCCGATGTCTCGAAGGCGATCGACCAGGGCGAGATGTAGTTGCGTGCCAGAGGCACGCGTGCCCCGCCGCCGCCTTTGAAGGCGGTGCGCAAGCTGTCGAGGAAGGACATGCTCGTTTCCTTGTTGTGCGTCGTTCCGGTGGCCGGCGAGCGAATGTCGACGAACGCCTCGGCGGCGTCGTGACTCGGCGGTCAGCGCCTCAAAACTGCCTGACGCGGGCCTGTCCGCGAGTGCTCAGCATCAGTTCGCTCAGGGCCCAAACCATTGCGTCGGCGCGGTCGGGGCTGCGGCCGGGGCCTTCATAGGCGCCCCCCGCCATGAGCCCACAAAGCTGGTCTTCCAGCTTTGCGAAGACACCGACGTGATGCACTCTGCCAGCCTCGTAAAGCGCCGCGATAGGCTCGGCACGCGCGGACTTGCCGCGGCTCGCATGGACCAGGCGGATCGGCATATGGAAGTCGGCGGCTCGCAGCACGCTCTCCACCATCGAACCTCCTTGGTTCGCCTCTGCGACCACGCGCTCGGCGTTCCAGGCCTGCGCGGCGGACGCAACGGCGTTGGCCCAGCGCTCCGGGCTGGCCTTGGCGACACTGGCGTCGGCAAGCACCATTCCCGTTCCGCTATCGGTGATCCCCGCGACGATGATCCCGCACTCGTCGCCCCTTGCAGAGGCCGGCGGGTCCACCCCAACGACGATGCGAGCCATCGGCTCGGTGGTGAAGGCCTCGCGGCGCTTTTCGAGCATTGCACGGGTCCACAGCGCGCCTTCCACCTCGGCCAGCATCTCGCCGTTCAGCTCCTGCCGACCGAGAGTCGTGTCGCCAAACTGCTTCTTCATCGCGCTGATGAAGGCCTTGGGCAGGTTCAGCGCATTGGAGTAGGTGCTGCCCCGCGTGATCACCACGTCCTCATCGTTCTCGCTCGCCATCAGCCGCCGAAGCAGCGGCACGGCGCGCGGCGTGGTCGTGGCAAGGATCCGGGGCTGTTCACCCAGGCGCAGGCCCATTTGTAAATTGTCCCAGGCCTGAATGGCGCGCTCGCCGGCATTCTCCCATTTTGCGATCTCATCGCACCAGGCGTGGCTGTGCTGCGGCCCCCGAAGGCTCTCCGGCTCGGCCGCCGAATAGATGAAGGCCTGGGCGCCATTGTCCCAGGAGATCCTTCGCAACGACGCTTCGAAGCGCGGGCGGCGATAGGGAGGGGATGAGGCGATGATGCCGCTCTCCCCCTCCACCATCACTGCCCGCGCTTCCGGCAGGGAGGCACCCACCAGAGCGATGCGCGCCGTGGGATTGTCCCGAGCGATCTCGCGGATCCATTCCGCCCCGGCGCGAGTCTTGCCGAAGCCGCGACCCGCCAGGATCAGCCACAGCCGCCAGTCGCCAACGGGCGCCCGCTGTTCGGAGCGCCCCCAGAGCTCCCAGAGATGCTGCAATTCGGCCCTCTCGCTCGCGCTCAGGGCAGTGAGAAAGGCTTCCCGGTGCTCCTGCGGCAGGGTGACGAGCCAGCGGGATTTTTCATCGGGTGCCAT